TCAATACCACGATTTACAAACTTGAAAACCTCAAATAGGAGCTGTCATGTCTAAGATCAATTTTGAAGTACCCAAGCATTGCAACGACAAGGGTGGACGGTCTGAGCCCAAAAAGAACTCAGTCCAGCAGGGCGGCAAGAACAAGCCGATGGGCGAGAAAATGACCATGAAGGGCCGCGATACCAAGATGGGTACGAACAACTCTGGCGAGATTTACCAGAAGTGAACTGCGGGACTTGTAAGTTCTTTCTGGCAAACCAGAAGTTTGGAATGTGCCAGCGGTATCCCGAGTATGTAATGAAACAAGACACACAATGGTGCGGGGAGTATCAGTCCAAGGACACCCCGGAGATCAACCCTAAACCACGCAAAAGAAATGATAAGACCCCTCAGAGACCGGATTCTAGTCAAGCCGATTGAGCGCGAAAAGAGCGCAATCCTTGAAGTAATCATGCGGGAAAACCCGAACATTGGCGAGGTGGTGGCTGTTGGGCCGGGTGAGTACGACAAGAAGGGCAGAATCATTCCTAACCCCTGCGAGGTAGGTCAGAGGATTCGTTACGGAACCACAGGCGAGTACCTGACGTATCAAGAAGTAGAGCAAGAAGGCCAAAAACTGCTTATGATGTCATGGAAGGATGTGTGTTGGATCGATGAAAACAACCAATAAACCCATACCCCGGACTACTACTGGCAAGGGCAAGAACTACAAGCCTGTCGAGCAGGGTGCGGGCATGACTGCAAAAGGAAGGGCGGCATACAATGCGAAAAATAATTCAAACCTTAAAGCTCCAGCTCCAAACCCTAAGACAAAGGCTGACGAAGGCCGTAAAAAGTCTTTTTGTGCGCGGATGAGTGGAGTCCCCGGCCCGATGAAAGACGATAAGGGCCGACCAACCCGTAAGGCTGCGGCCTTGAAAAACTGGAATTGTTAATGGATGAGAGTTCAATACTTGCGCGAGTTGCGGAACTTAATCAACAACGCGCCGTCACCGTTGCAAATCTTCAAGCGTTGGATGGAGCGATTGCGGACTGCAATTGGTGGCTTGCGAAGATCAAGGCAGATACCGTCAAGATTAACGAAAACGAGGGGAATGACTGATGGCTACCGGACTTTACGCGAACATCCACGCCAAGCGCGAGAGGATCAAAGCTCAAAAGGCAGCGGGCAAGACTCCAGAAAAGATGCGAGCCCCCGGAAGCAAGGGAGCGCCAACAGCAAAGGCGTTCAAAGAGTCAGCCAAGACAGCAAAGAAGTAGCCATGCTGAAGAAATCCACGACAGACAAGGCGTTCAAGCAGAACATCAAGACCGAGGTCAAGGCTGGCAAGCCGGTCAAGCAAGCGGTTGCGATAGCTTACGCAGTTAAGCGGGAAGCCAAAAAGGGTACTAAAGGTAAGAAGTAATGCCCACCCTCTCAGACTTATTCAATCTTGATCCGAATGTTGAGAGGTTAAGCCTACTACCCCGGATGCGGGGATCATTGCCGTCAGAGAAGTCAGTAATGATGCCTGACCGGTATATGCCTGATGTCATAGCTCCCAAGATCCTGTACGACTTTATCCGGGCGATCAAGGCTCCGGGCCGAGCTGCGCGGGGCGAGGTGCTGGACGAGGAAGAAGCTTTGAACGTAGCGACTAACGTCATGGGCGGCGGGATGCTCTCAAGTGGTGGCGCACCGGCTGGCTCATTGGGTATGTTTATTGGCCCAAAGTCCCCTGCGTTCAACAAAGAAGCTCTTAAAACTGCGCTAGAACTAGAAAAGGCTGGGGTCAAACCAGAGGAAATCTGGCGGCAGACCATGACCGGCAGGGGTTTGGATCAAAAGTTTAGACAGGAAATTAGCGATAAAGAGGCTTTGCTAGACATGAGCAAGGTTCCGCAGCGCCCGGATCGTAACCAAATTGCTAATCAATGGTTGGAAGAAAAAGGATTTATCCCAAAAGAAAAAGAGGGAATTTGGGGAGTTGGCACTTCCCATGAATTAATACCGAGAGCAGCTCAAGAAGAAGCTCTGCGCTATGCAAATACTTATTTGGGGTCGATGGCTACGCCTACAACGCGGTTAACTTCTGCGTTAACTCACCCAGAATTAGAAGAAGCCTATCCAAATTTAATAAATAATCTTCAGTTAGGTAAGGAAACATCAACGAGTGGGGTGCGTGGTCGTTACGATCCGGGCAAAAAGCTGGTAACGACCGGTGGCTCTGAAATGTTTGGCAAGTCACCAGAGTTTGAGGCTCGGTCAACGCTTTTACACGAAATCCAACACGCCATACAGGAAACAGAGAATTTTGGTCGGGGTGGTAGCCCGAGTATGGCAAAAGAAATTGCCAAGGCTCAATTCAAAGTGGATATAGCCCCGTTTGCGGCTAAAAATACTTTGAACGAATACTCATGGAAGCAGTATGGAGACGCTGCGCGGTCGGAATATATGCTCCGTCTGTCAGACATAGCCAATCGGGAAAACATCAAGCCAAGGACAATTTACAAACTTCAAGATTGGTACAGATACGGGGACGAATATCAACGCCAAGCTGGGCAACAGCCAAAAAAACCGGGGCCAGCGAGGGACGCATGGTTTCAAGGGGCTGCGGATTACATCTATCAACAAAACAAAATGACTGACCCCCGGTATCAATCATTGCCCTACAAGACGATCCGCGAGGCAAAAAACGCCGAAAAACGGGCAATGACCCAGATCAAAAAGACCGATGAAGCGCGGCAAAAGTATCAGGCAATTAAGGCCAAAGAAAAGAATACTCAGGGCATGACCGATGAGGAAGTGTACCGGCGGCTTGCGGGAGAGGCAGAGGCAAGGCTTACGCAGACGCGCCAAAACCTAACGATGGACGAAAGACGGGAAAACTACCCGTTTGCGACCCGATGGGAAAAAACGTCTTATGAAGGTGGAAGGCCAATCACTACGGAGAAGTTCAACCAGTATGGTCTGGATATACCCAAACAGGAAGCTATTGCCTACACAGACCTTGAGCAACCTTTTGACCCAATGCTTCAGTTCTTGCGGTCTACTGAGCCCGTGGATGATCCCCTAATGCGTTTTCTTTCTGCACCTCAAGGGAAATAATCACAGAACTGGTTTTTTCCATAAGTATTTCAACGGCTGCATTTAAAGTCTGCAACTTATGAAAATCGGGCAGATTTGCGAACTCCTTACTAAACTTGATTGAAGTCTTGTTGCCAGAACGAAACAGAGCAAACATAGCACTAGACATAGAACCTCCAAAAGTGGACAAACAGGTTACAACAAAAAGGTTGCAAAGTAAACAATAAAAGTTCACAATCCAATTCTGTGTAAGGAACTTATAGATTGAGTTAATCAATATGGCCGCACCGATAGGTAACACAAATGCTGTAAAGGGAAAGATGTTCCATGACGCTTTGCGTAAGGCTCTGGTTCAGAACCCTGCGAGACTCCCAAGGATAGTAGAGACCTTGCTGACTGCGGCTGAGACCGGAGAGGCTTGGGCAGTCAAAGAAGTAATTGACAGGCTAGACGGCAAGGCAATCCAGATCAACCAGATGGAGAACGCCGATGGCTCTCCAATCCTTAACGCGATACAGGTCACGTTCATAAAGCCGCCCGAGACCATTGATGTCTGATGACAGGGAGCTACTTGAACAGGCCGTAGCCAAGGCCGAGTTCCCGGTCAAACTTGCGTGCCTCTTTGAGCCCAAGCGTTATAAGGTTCTTTACGGGGGACGAGGTGGGGCGAAGTCTTGGGGAGTGGCAAGAGCCCTATTGATCAAGGGAGCCAAAGACCCGCTACGAATCCTCTGCGCCCGAGAGTTTCAGGTCTCAATCAAGGACTCAGTCCACAAGCTTTTGGCTGACCAGATAGCAGCTCTGGGTCTATCGGAGTTCTACGAGGTAACGAACACCTCGATCAGGGGTAGGAACGGAACCGAGTTCTTCTTTGCGGGACTGAAGAACAACATCATGTCCATCAAGTCTTTTGAGGGTGTGGACATCTGCTGGTGCGAGGAAGCCCAGACCATCTCCAAGACTAGCTGGAACGTCCTGATCCCAACCATCCGTAGGGACAACTCAGAAATCTGGGTGACCTTTAACCCGGAGCTGGAGACCGATGAGACCTACCAGCGGTTCGTGATCAGCCCACCTGATAACGCGATAGTCCAGAAGATCACATGGCGCGACAACCCGTGGTTCCCCCAGACCTTGCGGGAGGAAAAGGAAAACCTTGAGATCCACGACCACAACGCCTACCTGAACGTCTGGGAAGGCTTATGCAGACGGACGGTCGATGGGGCGGTCTTTGCCCAAGAGATGACTTTGGCTGAGATGGACGGAAGGATTACTAAAGTTCCGTATGACGCTATCAAGCCCGTCCACGCGGTATTTGACTTGGGCTGGGCAGACAACACGGCAATATGGTTCGTTCAGTTCATAGGCTTTGAGATCCGGTTGATCCGTTACCTTGAGGACAACCAAAAGACCATGAGCTACTACTTGGCCCAGCTTCAGTCCCTAGGTTACGTTTACGACACCATCTGGCTACCCCATGACGCTGAGAACACGACCCTAGCTGCGGCTGGTCGGTCGATTGCGGACATAGTTAGGGGAGCGAATTACAAGGTGCAGATACTTCCGAGAGTGCCGGTCACGGACTCAATCAACGCGGCCCGCACGATTTTCCAGAAGTGTTACTTTGATAAAGAAAACTGCCAACAAGGGCTACAATGTCTGCGGCACTATCGGTATGATGTTGACCCAGATACTAAACAGTTCTCGAAAACGCCTGTCCATGATATCTGGTCGCATGGGGCAGACGCATTTCGCTATATTGGATTGGTGGTAAACGAACCCCGGAAGGCTGGCCCAAAGAAGCCGGTGTACCAGATTCCGGGCTCATGGATGGGGTAAATTAT